AGCTGCTAATACTTATAACGAATTTGAAAAATTAAAAAATACTCAAATAGATAATCCAATAACTGGTGAAAAAATAACACTTAATAATGCAATCAAAGAAGGGTCTGGTAATAAAGATTATTTAATCATAGATCACCAAGATGGTGTAAAGAAAAACCCTTTAAAAAATTTAAATATTACAACTCAAAAACAAAACATTGGTTTTGAATTAGCGGGTTTAAGTGAAGATGAGAAAAAGCGTTTCTACAGAGACAAAGTAGATTTTGATACTAATTTAGATAGGTTTACTAAATATGGTCAAAGACTTTTAACAAAAGGTGGATACAAAAAACCTAAAGAAACAATTCAAGATTACAGAGAAAGAGTTTCTAACTTTGCACAAAATGTAAAAAATAAAATGGATGCATCGAGAATGTTAACTAGTAAAATTCCTGGAGGAGCTATTGCGTTAACTCCATTAGATTTTACTATGAGTATGATGGCAGGTCTTCCATTAACAGAATCTTTAGCTAGCGCAGGATCTTATTTAATTAAAGATCCGTACTTAGGAAGAGCTGTTAATGTTCCTTTAGCAATAGCACAAGATATGCAAGACCCAAGAAGTTTGGAAGAAAAAGTTAAAGAGCGTAAAGAAAAATTAGATACTTTTTTAGAAAATGTAACAGGTTTAGATGCAAATGATCCTTTGTATGATCAGTTAAAAGAAAAATTTTCTAACATGGAAGCAGGTGATCAACCAGAAATAAGTCCTTTTCAAGCAGCTGAAGGTGGACGTGCTGGATTTAGTGGCGGAGGTGCAGTAGGAGCTGATGATAATTTTGCAAAAGAACTAGAATATTATTTTACAAATCCAGAAGCAGAACTACCTCAGATGCAAACATTTAAAGAAACTATGAATCCAGTTACACATTTAAATGATATGCTTGATCCAAGAAACGCTCTTTACTACGCAGATATCCTAGCACGATCAGGAGTAAGAGTTGCAGAGTTTGGTGCAAGAATATTACCCGCACTTGGTAAACTTGCAAGTGATCTGATACAAAAACCTGCATTCAAAGTTGTAGATGCAGATTCAGATTATGTACAAGATTATAATTTACCTGGTGGTAAATTATTTATTGATGAATTTGATATGATGGATACAGGAAATAAAAAAACATTAAAAGGTACAGGAATCTTTACTGAGTTTTTACAAAACATAACTCCAACATCTATGGAGAAAAAACTTGGACTTGATAAATTAATTGAAGGTGAAAAACAAAAAATGATTGATAGAGGATCTACTGCAGCTCCAGTTGCTTTAGGAGAAACAGTTGGTCTTGGTGTTGAATTAGTTGCACCAATATTTCCAGGTGCTAAATTTTTGCAATCATATGCAAAAGCAAGAAATCTTCCTGTAGATGATGTTACAAAACAAGTTATGGAAAAAGAAATTGATGAAGTGTTAAATGCAAAAGGAACTAATAGAAGAGAATTTTTAAAAGTCAGTGGTGCAGGAGGCGCGGTCATTTTAGCAAAGATGTTAGGCTTTGGTGATGACTTTGGAAGAGTTGCAAAAGTTGCAGAAAAAACTGCGGTTAAAACTGCAAACGTTGGAGGTAAGCCTGTTTGGTTTGATGCATTGGTTTCTAAAGTTATTAGAGAAGGAGATGATATAACAAAACAAGCTGCAACAAAAGATAGAGAAACTGTTCACGTAATGAAGTTAGGTGAACAAGAAGGTGTAAGAGTTACACAAGATTTAGAAACTGGAAACATTACAGTTGATTATGATTCACCTACAAACATGGGTGAACAAAGTGTAACTTTAAATTATAGAGCACCTGAACAATTAGAAAATGGTGTAACAGTACCAGCTAAATTTGAAGCACTAGAAATAGAGCCGAGAGGAATAAGAATGGGACCTGATGATTATGAGATAGAGTTTGACGGTGAAAATATTGTAGAAGGAATTGAAGATTTAAACTCTGATGTTTCTAGTTTAAAACAATTTGCAACAGGTCAGTTAGATGAAACAGATTTAAAAATTAGACAAGAGAAACTTAAAAAAGTACAAGACCTAAATGAAAACCAAGTATCTCAAGCAGAATATTTAGAAACTAAATATGGTCCTGGTGATGAGGGTAGTCCTTATTATCAAGACTTTTCAGACTATGACTAAAAAACTAACAACCACAATACCACCTAAAAGAGGACCCAATCCACAAGGCTTGAATATTCCTCTAAAACAGGTTAAAACATCCAATACACCGGAGAATATAAATGGCAGATATAGACAAATCGTTACCAAACGTAAAAACATCGATCGAGGTTGATCCTCAAGAGGAAATCGAAATTGAACAACAGAAAGCTGAAGAGCTTTCTGAACAACCCGTTGAAGTAAACGAACAAGAAGATGGAAGTGTTGAAGTTAATTTTGATCCAAGCAAAGTTAACATCGAAGGGCAACCAACTCACTTTGATAATTTAGCAGAATTACTTCCAGAAGATATTACAGATCCAATTGGAAATGAGCTTGTAGAAAATTACATGGACTACAAAGCATCAAGAAAAGATTGGGAACAAACTTATAAAACAGGTTTAGATTTATTAGGTTTTAAGTATGACCAAAGAACAGAACCTTTTACTGGAGCTTCAGGTGCAACACATCCCGTGCTTGCAGAAGCTGTTACACAATTCCAAGCAGGAGCTTACAAAGAATTATTACCTGCTGAAGGACCAGTCAGAACTCAAATAGTTGGTAATCCAGATCAAGCAAAAGCAGCTCAAGCTCAACGTGTTAAAGATTACATGAACTACGAATTAATGGAGAAGATGGAAGAGTATGAACCAGAGTTTGATCAAATGTTATTTCATTTACCACTCGCAGGTTCTACATTTAAAAAAGTTTACTATGATGAACTGTTAGGTAGAGCTGTTTCTAAGTTTGTACCTGCAGATGATTTAGTAGTTCCGTATTCAGCTACCTCATTAGATGATGCGGACGCAATTATCGAAACAATAAAAATATCTGAAAACGATTTAAGAAAACAACAAGTCGCTGGTTTCTATTCTGATATAGAATTACAAAAACCACAAGACAAAGAAGATGAGATTGAGAAAAAAGAACGAGAACTAGAAGGAACTAGAAAATCAGGTAAACAAGAAATGGTATACACTCTTTTAGAGTGTCATGTTAATTTAGATTTAGAAGGGTTTGAAGATAAAGATGATGAATTAAACCCTACAGGAATAAAATTACCTTACATCGTAACTGTTGATGAAACTTCAAGAAAAGTTTTATCAATCAGAAGAAACTACGAACCAACAGATCCAAAGAGAAATAAAATCCAATATTTTGTCCATTTTAAATTTCTACCGGGTCTAGGGTTTTATGGCTTTGGATTAATTCATATGATTGGCGGATTGAGCAGAACTGCAACAGCTGCTCTCCGTCAATTATTAGATGCAGGAACTTTATCTAATTTACCTGCTGGATTTAAACAAAGAGGTATTAGAGTTAGAGATGAAGCGGCTCCATTACAGCCAGGTGAGTTTAGAGATGTAGATGCACCAGGCGGTAATTTAAGAGATGCATTTATGACTCTACCTTACAAAGAACCAAGTCCAACATTATTACAATTAATGGGTGTTGTTGTTTCTGCAGGTCAAAGATTCGCGGCTATTGCTGATATGCAAGTGGGTGAAGGAAATCAAAGTGCTGCAGTTGGAACTACAGTTGCATTACTTGAAAGAGGTTCAAGAGTTATGTCTGCAATCCACAAAAGATTGTATTCAGGAATGAAAAAAGAATTTAGATTACTTGCAAAAGTATTTAAAACTTACTTACCACCGGTTTATCCATTTGATGTAGTTGGTGGAAGAAGAGAAATTAAACAAATGGATTTTGATGACAGAGTAGATATTTTACCTGTTGCAGATCCAAATATATTCTCAATGGCTCAAAGAATATCTATGGCCCAAACAGAATTACAACTTGCAACATCGAATCCACAAATACATAATTTGTATTCTGCTTATAGAAAAATGTACGAAGCGTTAGGTGTAAAAAATATTGATCAAATATTACCACCACCTGCTCCAGTACAACCTATGGATCCAAGTTTAGAGCACATCAATGCGTTAGGAGCAAAACCTTTCCAAGCATTTAGAGCTCAAGATCACAGAGCACACGTTACAGCGCATTTAACGTTCATGTCTACTAACATTGTAAGAAATAATCCTATGGTTATGGCTTCAATACAGAAAAATATACTTGAACACATCAGTTTAATGGCTCAAGAACAAGTAGAATTAGAGTTTGCAGAGCAATTACAACAAATTCAAATGCTACAAGCACAAGCACAACAAGATCCAATGGCTCAACAACAGCTACAAAAGTTTTCTCAAGACATTGAAGCGAGAAAAGCAGTACTTGTTGCAGAGTTAACAGCTGATTTTGCGAAAGAAGAGAAGGAAATTACGTCTCAATTTGATAATGACCCTCTTCTAAAACTAAAATCAAGAGAAGTTGACCTAAGAGCAATGGAAAATGAACGAAAAAAACAAGCTGACCAAGAAAAAGCAGACCTTGATAGAGCAAAATTAGTCCAAGCAAGAGAATTAGCTGAAGATAAGATGGA